TTTTACGGAAGGCTGCCAGATATAATTGCCGTTACCATCCTTTAACTTTCTGATTGCCTTAACGGTAGAATCGTTAAGAAGCCATGTTGCCTTGTTACGGTAAGGCGCACGTAAGCTGTAATACAGATCCATGACATCATCAAATGTGATGGATGTATTTGCTGCAGTCACACCTGTTTCCGCTCCGCCTGTAGCATTGAAAATACCGATAGGCTTTCCGCTACCGTCACCGATGAAGAATGCCTCCTCTTCCTTTGCACCGATTCTTCTACCGAATTCCTTGGAAATGTAGGCTTCGATATTGAATACGGAGTCATTTAAGAGTTCATCAGACACCTTAATCATGGTTGCCAATTTATAAGCACCAATGGATGTCTGACCGAAGCTGTCATCGGATTCAGGGAACTGACCACCCTCATCAATCCATGCTGCCTCTCCACGGCTTGTTACAATCGGAATCTTACGGTCACCGCTTGAAGTGCGGATTACGGTTGCGAGACTTCTGAAGAACACCTCATCCTGTAATGCTTCCACAAGTTTCTTCTCGTACTCATCCGGTACAAGATATCCACCCTCGGAGTCCGTGCCTATGGAAAGAGCGTTCTGAACTTCATAAGACATCTTGTTTCTCATTCCGTTCCAGAACGCTCTCTTATATTCATCACTCGCTCTTCCTGTTTTTTCCGCACCGTTTGGCATAGCAGAAGGCTTATTGATAATCGGCTGTGCGGTTGCCTTGGCAAGTTCCGCATCGATTACCGCCTGTCTCTCCAATCTCTCGATTTCCTTACCGAGATTTACAACGTCTGCCTCCATTCTGTCATAGGTGGCAGCATCTTCCCCAGACACAAATCCGTCATCGGTTCTCTTGGCATCAAGGAATGCTTTCGCAGCCTCCCATGCCTTTGCTCTCTTTTCCTTTAATTCTAAAATCTTGCTCATATCGCAATCCTCCTTAATGTTTTAAGAGACTCAGTCTCTTGTCTAACTGGTTAATTGGTATCATATTTTTAGGCTCCGCCACGGTTACCTTGGAAAGGAACGAATCATTCATGGCCTTACGGGAAAACATAACGGAATCCGTCTGGAACGGCAGTTTCTTTTTCTTGCCGTCCTTTTCCTCATCCTCGTCTTCGCCCTCTCCTTCGCCCTCATTCGGCTTTGGTGGCTTTTCATCGTCCTCTTCTTCCTCCGGCTCCTCTTCCTTTGCAAAGAGGATTTTATCGGCAAATCCGAGTTCCACAGCCTTCTTGGCATTAAACCAAGTCTCGTCATCCATCATCTTGGATAACTTGCTTCTCTTAAGACCCGTCTTATCCTCATAGGCATTTAAGATGCTTTCCTTCACTTCGTTTAACATTCCGATTGCCTTTTCCATTTCCTTGGCATTGCCAATGGCAAGGGTAGCCGGATTGTGAATCATCATCATAGCCACAGGGGACATTAAAACGGTATCTCCCGCCACCGCAATCACGGATGCTGCCGAGGCAGCCAGGCCGTCAATCTTAACGGTTACGCTTCCCTTGTAATCACGGAGCATATTGTAGATTTGTGCAGCTGCGAACACATCTCCACCCGGCGAGTTAATCCATACCGTGATGTCACCGTCCCCGGAATTAAGCTCATCCTTAAACAACTTAGGTGTCACTTCATCCCCGTACCAAGTTTCATCCGAAATCTCGCCATTTAAAAAGAGGGTTCGCTCAATACCGAGTTCGCCCTCATTCTTAACCCAATTCCAAAACTTGCGTTTCATCGTTTACCTCTCTTTCTGTTTTCCTGCTTCGGTTGCTCTTCCGGCTTTGGCTCTTCTGCCTGTTCCTGTCCGGTTCCGGCAAAAATGCCCGCATCTGCCAACTTGCACATACCACCATTAATCAGATAGAGGTTACCGCCTTCCTCTTCAGGAATCGGATTCATGTTCTCCATCTCCCTGATATCGTTGGTAGAAAACCATCCGTTCTGTCTTCCGGTTGCATATCCGTTCATGCGGGATGCATAATCTCCACGAAGCAATCCGTCCACATTCAACTTAATAAAATACTTGCCCTTCTCTCCCGGCAAAAGGAGTGCCTTCTGTAGAGCCTGTTCCCATCTGATAACCCAAGGGTCAAGTGTGTATTTCACAAACTCCAAAGACTGCTGCTCAATATTACTGAAACTGCTCTTCTCCAAATCTCCTACCATGTGTGGCGGTATTCTGTATAATCTTGCAATCTCATTTATCTGAAACTTCCTTGTTTCCAAGAACTGTGCCTCTTCCGGTGGTATTCCTATCTGATGGTATTTCATGCCTTCTTCCAAAACCGCCACCTTGTGAGCATTGGTAACACCCTTATACACGGAGTTCCAAGACTCCCTTACCTTTGACGGGTCTTTTAATACACCGGGATGTTCAAGCACACCGCCGGGATTTGCACCGTTAGCAAAGAAACTAGCTCCGTATTCCTCACAGGCAAGTGTCATGCCCACGGCATTCTTTGCCATTGCAATCGGAGAGTATCCGATAAGACCGTCAAATCCAAGACCCGGAATGTGAAGCACCTCGTCACTGCGAAGCGTAATATCTCCCATCGTTTTGAAGTTTGGATTCTCATCACTCTGCCTTGAATAGGTGTACACAAGATTGCCCTTGGCATCCCTGTCCACGTCCATCATGTTTGGAAGCAGAGGATACAGACCAAGCACCCTTCCTGCTCCATCCCTTACAATCTGTGCATAGGCATTACCCCAAATTAAAAGATGACTCATAAGTGTTTCCCTGAACACAAATGAAGTCATCTCCGGGTTCGGCTCATCATGAAGAAGCCAATATAAAGGATGGTCATGCACAAGTTCTTTACCACCGTCATCCTTATAGGCATACACATGAAGCGGTAAGGATGCCAGTGTTTCTGCCAATATTCTGACACAGGCATAAACTGCCGTGGTCTGCATGGCGGTTCTCTCATTCACGGGCTTTCCACTTGTGGTTCTGCCGAACATAAATGAATAACCGCTTCCGACTGTATTTACAGGTTTATCCCTTGCCTGTTTGAGACCTAATATTTCTCTGATTCCCATCGCTATCCCTCCAATGTCTGATTGATGGCTTCCCTAATCAGAAGCGCACCAAGTATACTAAGCAAAATCATATGACCTCCTAAAAAACCAAAATACCACGGTCATCATAAACGCTGCCTTCACTTCCCTGATTACGGATTGCTCTGTCAAGTGCCATAACCGTTGCCACGGCAGCATCGATTTTCTCCGTGGACTTTTCCTTATCCATCTTGATATTTCCCGCCGGGTCCTGTCTGACAAACACATTGTCCATCATCCAACGAAGCACCTTATGACCACCATGTGCGATACGCTCCTCAAGGGTAAGTTTCATAAGTTCCTTGGTCGGTGGACTCATATCTTTGTATCCCTGACCGAAAGGCACAACCGTAAATCCCATACCTTCCAAATCCTGAACCATCTGTGTTGCTCCCCAGCGGTCAAATGCAATTTCCTTGATATGGTATTTCTCTCCAAGTTCCTCGATGAACTTTTCAATAAAGCCATAATGAATAACATTTCCTTCTGTCGTTTCAAGACACCCTTCTGCTGCCCACACATCGTAAGGAACATGATCACGTCTGACACGAAGCCTCATGTTCTCTTCCGGTATCCAACAATATGGTAAAATGATATATTTCTCTGTATCGTTCCTTGGCGGGAACACAAGCACAAACGCTGTGATATCCGATGTGCTTGAAAGGTCAAGACCGCCATAGCAGTCCCTTCCGATAAGTTCCTCTTCATCCACGGGAAATGCACACGCATCCCATTTATCCATCTGCATCCAACGGGTAGACTGTTTTACCCATTGATTCAGTCGAAGCTGACGGAAGATATTTTCCTCTGCAGCATTCTCCTTGGCACTGATATAGGCATTTCTTACCTTTTCAATATCAATGGTTTCTCCAAGGGAAGGATTTGCTTTGTACCAAGTAGCCTCACTCGTCCAGTCATCATCATCGGATGCACCATAAATGACCGGGTAGAATGTAGGGTCAATCTTTCTGCCTTCCAATATATCCACAGCCTTTTGATGCTGTTCAAAACAGATGGAATTTCTGTCGTTCCCGGCTGTGGTAATCAGAAAGTACAGAGGCTGTGTTCTTGCATCACCGGAACCTTTGGTCATAACATCAAAAAGTTCTCGGTTCGGCTGTGCGTGAAGCTCATCGAAAATAACCGCATGAACATTCAGACCGTGCTTGGTGTAGGCTTCAGCCGACAACACCTGATAGAAACTGTTGGTCGGCTTATACACCAGACGCTTTACGGACATGACAGGCTTTATCCTTTTCTTTAGTGCCGGGCATTGGTCTACCATATCCACTGCAACATCAAAAACAATCGAAGCCTGCTGACGGTCGGAAGCACAGCCATACACCTCTGCTCCCCACTCTCCGTCACCACAGGTCATATATAATGCAATGGCAGCTGCCAGTTCAGACTTGCCATTCTTCTTTGGAATTTCACAATAACAGGTATTGTACTGACGATATCCGTTTTCCTTTACCGTTCCGAAAAGGGTACGGATAATCTCGTCCTGCCAACCGAGCAGTTCAAACGGAACTCCTCTCCACTTACCTTTGGTGTGTTTCAGGCAATTGATAAAATTGACCGCATGGTCTGCCTTTTCCACATCAAACATTACTTGCCACCTCCCTTAAGCAGCAGAAGTTCCATTTCATCACTTTCCTTATCCTCGCCCGTATCAGCCACAATTCTGCTTCGTGCAGAAGGGGTAAGACCGAACTGCTCACAAAACTTGTTCATGATTTTAAGATAGGTCTGTGCGATGGATACCTGTGGCACCTGCTGCCAGTAACCGCTCGGTGTCTTTACAATCGTTCCATGCTGTGTGATAAATTCCTCTGCTTCCTTCCAACGTGCGTATGCCTGACAGTAACCCGCAAAGGCTGCCATATCGATTTCCGTAAGGATACCGAGTTGCTCCAACTGTTTACTCATACGCTTCCATTCCTTCTTAGCTTCTTCCTCAAGCCATGACGGACAGCGTGGTGCTTTCTTTTCAGGCTTCGGTTCGGCCGTGTTAAGGCTACGCTTGCCCGGATTACCCTCAAGCACCTTGATTGCCGTAGGCTTTGGTTTTCTTCCTCTCTGTGCCACTGTCCTCACCTCCGTTTCATGGCAACAAAAAAAGGACTCCCGTGGGAATCCTCCGTTAAAATCTTTTTAAATTCTGCTAAAACACCATGCCATTGCATGACCACCGTCATCAAATGGTGTTTCGTTCTTTTCCAAAAGCTGAATCCTGCATTCAATGTATCCGTATCCCGTTTCCTCCGGGGTTTCCACAAATTCATAAACCGCAGCTTCAAAACCTCTGTAGGTAAGTCCGCATACCAGAACCTTATCTCCGTGCTGTAAAACCGCACCCTGTTCTGCACATCCGTCTTCCCATAAATTCTCCATTGTTGTAATCTCTCTCCATCTCATTGCGATGTCCTCCTTTTCTTTTGGTAGGTACATATTCGCTCTAAACTAGAGATATATCCAGTCATATCTGCACCATAAATGTACCAAATAATATGACCGGATATTGTATAATAATCACTCGCCTTTAAATATGAAATTCACATAATCTTCCCTGTGTTCCTCAATGAAAATCACAAGTTCATAAAACCTCATCTCATTGGCAATGACCTGTACCATGTTGGTGTCAAACATATTCGTCCGACCCGTTGCCCTCACGGCAAGTATCTGCTCCTTTACCTTTTCATCCATCAGTCCACCTCATCACTACACTCCGTCATGCCCATGCACAACTGTATATAAATATTCGTGTACCTTTCCCGCTCGCTTCCATCCGAGCCGGCCATAGCCTGAAGGAAGAAGGCTTTCGCCTCTTCCCTCGAAGTCCATGTATCTTCCTTGCCGTAGCAGATGGTTGTAATCCTTTCTTCCATGTCTGCCTCCTATATTCTTCGGCATCGGTCTTCTCCGTAAACCACATGGAGACCGCTGCCATTGTCCCAATCGACCATCACGGAGCCTGTGTCATCAACGCCCCTTACCGTACCTTCAGTTCCGATTGGCGGTGCCTGTAAATCATCCATTCTCTCAAGAACCACTCGGCATCCTATAGGGTACTGCTCCCGTACCCTTGCCACTTCTTCTCTGCTTGGAAATCTCATGCTACCCATAATATCCGACCTCCTTCAATAAGTGTTTTCCGACTCTCTTACCAACGCTGTCGTAAAGAGCCTGTTCAAGAACATTCTGTTCAAAGCCGAATCGGCAGTACCCTTCAAGGCAGATATCGTAATAATGCTTCGTAGGACATCCAAGCGGTCTGTCCTCATGCATGATGTAAACGATGGCATCCACCTTTCCGATTTCCATTCCGTCAATCAGTCTCTTAAGGTTGACCGTCATTTCCTTCTTGTAATAAAAACTTGGGCAGCCTTCGTAGCGGTCAAGGTACATCTCATCCCTTCCGCTGATTTTCCAAACCAAAACCGGAACCGTACTTCCTTCCTTTGGCTCAATGGTCAGGTAACTTCCCGTCTGACTTCCCTTAAAAAGAAGCTGATAATTTTCAACCTCGGCAGTCCCAACATAAATTGCATCAGGACATCTCTGTGCCATTTGTGCTACGGAGAGGTTGCTTCCGTATGCTAAGTAATACTTATCCATGTTCATCCATCCTTTCCGAAGGGGACACCCTTCTACCACCTTAAGACCGCCGTAGCGGTCAAAGGAAGCAGGAGGCTGTCTCCTTATGCTCTTCCAAATCTGAAAGCCGTGTCTCCCGCAAGGTTCTTTGTAAGAATGTCCCTTGCTGTTGCAAATTCCTCTCCTATGAATCCGAGGCGAAGCAACCAAGTTCTCATTGCGAATTTTGGATTTTCAACCTGTGGCTGTTTCGGACTTGCACTCGTTACCGTTTTTGCCATTTGGCTGAGTGCGAGGCAAAGCTGTATGTAACTCTTAAGTTCTCCTGCGTGCAATCCCCCAAGTCTTCCGTTGCCCTTGTTGGCAAATTGGAAGCATCGAAATTCGATGGTCTTGTGTGTGAAGCAAGCGTGGTAGTTAAGCATTCTGTATCTTGAGTCGTTGTAGTGGGCATTTCTGCTTCCCCAAACTCCCTCGTACCAAAGGTCTGCAAGCTGCTCCATCGTCTTTGGCTTTCTACGGTTTAATCTGTCGAGGAAAGCCGGGTCAACCGTTTTGCAGTATCGGCTGATTCTTCCGTGGTCAAGTCTCATTGCGGAAATCAAAAGGTTTTCGTGGCTTGCCATAATGTTTGCAAGGTTTCTAAGGCTCTTTGGTGTGTGTCCGTTTAGTCCGATGTGAATGTGGACTCCGCACATGTGGGCAGGGTCGCTTTTCGCTCCCTTGTGTCTAAGCTGTCTCAAAATTTCCTGTAAGTCGGGAATGTCATCGTAGTTAAGAATCGGTGTTCCAAGTTCTGCCTTTTCGTCATCCCTCGCCGCCTGAATGCTTACGTCCCTTGTGATTTTCCATTCTCTGCCCTGATTGTCTTTGCAACCCCAAGCATCGTAGCTTCCTCCAAGGTATCTTACCGTGTTCTCGGTGTGGAAATATTCTGCAATGGTTCTTGCTGCCTTTTCCCTTGTGATGTTGTACATCTCAACCTCAACTCCGATGGTCTGCTTTTTCATTTCCTCAATCTGGTTACTTGTTTTTTCGTTCATTCTCTATGTACCTTCCTTTCGGCTGTTTGTTTTCCCTTTCGGTAGGTACATATTCGCTCTAAACACACATTATATCCAGTCAAATATGAGGCATAATGTACACAAAAATCTGAGCCATTAACTCCTATGAAATTGTGTATATTATAGCAAATGCCACCCTCTGCTATTCGGCAGAGGATGCTGCCTTTTTGCCATAACGCTCTTTCCATTTTTCTCTGTCGGCTTCGGTTCTGAAAGCTGTATGTCCCTTAAGCCTTGCAAGTAAAATGTTTCTTGTCTCTTTGGCTTCCTTACCGCCAAAGCCGAGTCTTACAAGCCAAATTCTCATGTAGTATTTCTCATTGGCTTCCCTTGTTTCCTGCGGATTGATTCGCTTCTGCTCCTTGGCAGCCTTTACCATGGCTGATACCAATTCGGTGTAGGCTTTGCTCTCCTCTTCCATAAAAGGAAATCCGTTAAACTGTATTCTGTCTTCCGTAAAGGAAAGTCCTACCGTTTCCGCTTCCTCAATGGTCTGAATTACCATTTCAAGCGTTGCTTCGGTATCTTCGGTAAGTTTTGTAACAAGGTCGGCGGATACCTTAAGCACCTCCGCTCCGACTGCCCTCTCCAAAAGATACTGCTTGCTGTGAATCATGTAAACCAGATTCTTAAGGTTGTCGGCCGTGAAGCCTTCAAGCGGAAGTTCAATGTCCATTTTGCTACGCTCGCCTTCTGCAAGACCTCTTTCTATAAGTTCCTTCTGCATCTGCATTCCTTCTTCCTCTGAAGCTGTCTCGATAAAGCCGTCCCTGTCGACTCTGAAGCTTCCCACTTCATAATCGAAGGTTGGCGGTCCGAGGTACTTCGCT